TACCACATTACCAAGAACAAGCCCATTATCCTTGCCGTCCTTGTAAAACTGTGTTGCCTTATCAACACAGTCGCAAACAAAATTAAAATACATATAGTAGTTCATCAAAAACTCCTTGTTGCTTTAGCAACTATGCAAACACCCTACTACTAGGGTGTTTACGGGTTGCTAAAACCCTTCATACTACTAACCGTTTCCGGTTAGCAGTATGAGAGTGGCATAACTCTATTGTTGTACTAGCTTGCGAATGCTAGCTAGTACCTCTTCCTTCCCCAATATTCCCCTGTCAAGAAGGTCTAACAATGTTATTATATCCTTCTTCACAGTAGGCTCTACTGTAGGCTGTGGCTGTGGCTGTGGCTGTGGCTGTGGCTTCACAGTAGGCTCTACTGTAGGCTGTGGCTTCACAACTACCTTTACAGTAGCCTTAGGCTTCTGTCCTCTGTAGAGGTTTTCACCTCTAAAGGTACTAGGAAAGTTGCTAAAGGGTGGTAGTCCACCCTTTGCTTTGCGATAGAGTTTTGAGAGCTTTTCGCAAAACCTCTCAATATCAGACCACAGATATTGACATTGTGGTCTAATATTTCCTGTGATAGTAGGAGCGCCCATACGACCTGACCCGCCCCAATGTTGACGCATCAACTCGTATATCGGTGTACCCTTCCATTCAGGTACATTGCTGTAAAACTTCAGGAGGTCTTTCACTCCTGAGTCGTTGAGATTGTTGTTAATCCAATCCCATAAAAACTTTCTGTTCTTGAGTGCCTCCTCCTCCGTTACATCGCCCCTCCATTGCGCGCCCGATACAAGCACTCTGTAGCGTGTCTTGAATTCACGTTCAATGAATTCCCAGTTCTCTTCTCCCACAATTGAGAGAACCTGTTCCTTGCTTGTGCAGTTAGCAACCTTTGCAAAATCAAAATTCTTTGCCATAGTAGTATGCTAGTATATCCCCCTACTAGCTTGGGTAATGAAATAGCTCTATCATACGATAGATTTAATCCTACAAAACTATGCTTGTGGGATTAAATCTATCAAGAAGCCTTAAAACAAACTTAATACTTCTTGATAGATAGAGGTCGCCGACGGCGTACCCCCCGCCCTGCTAGTAGGGTTACTATCCAAAACCCTACTAGCCTCTACTAGTACCTTGCCAATAGAGATAGAGAGAGTGATTGAAAACCCTACTCTATTCTATTAGTTTAGGTTACTAAGAAGAGCGTTTAGAAATATATAGCATTGCTATACCTGTGGCACATTGTGCTCCCTAGAACAGCCGCCATCTGTATTAGTCAATCATTATAGCAACACGATTAGTATCTATGCTATCTAATACAGTACAGCCGTACACCTCCGTAGTATCACGCGATACCACCTTTTCCAGACGGAGGCGGAAATTAGACGGTCTTAATCATTTCGACTTTACAATCTTTACTATTAGACTAGCGGCGTTTCTTTATCGCTAACCGCTTTTGAGTTTACAATCTGTTTTCTGGTTTTCTAACGCAAGCCTTTCAAGCAAGACAAGCAAGTCAACTATCTTTATCGTAACTCACTAACAGCGTTTTATTAGTCTAGTCTTTTCGACCTTTTTCCGTTTTGTATCCAATGCGCTTTTTACAGCCCAAAAATTCCTTCTTGGTTTTTCACATTGCTAGTCGGTAGACCAAGTCTACCGTTTTTTTCTAGGTTTTTAGCAAGCGGTTTTGCTTGCTCTTTATGTTTATAATATAAACCATATTCGAAATAAACGCCATTCCTGTGGTACATTTCCATACTCACAGATTTTTTTGTCAAAATCTTTTAGAAAAAACCGAAAATCACAAAACTCGCACGCCGCTTTAAGAAGTAGCAACAATAGTACAAGCATAAGAAGCATTCTCGGTGATTTCTCAATTTTCTGCGGAAAATCTCAATTTACTAAAATATTTTCTAGTCTTCCTACATCGACTTTTTGAAAAACGGCTTTTACCATACTATACGGACTATAAAATATATATTTTTTATATACTCTCACTAGGGTATAAATATATCTCTCCCGCTAGAAGTGATAAAAAAGTTGTAAAAATAAGAGTTGATGTAGGAAGACCAGAAAATATTTTAGTAAAAATTACTTTTCTAGTGATAAAAATTGTAAATCACAAGGTCAGAGTTGTCAGGAAAGTCCAAAAAGACAGGGGTTTTATGAAAAATGCTCCCTTCTACTGCTACTTATATGCTATTTATTCAAGCCTATTTTAAGATAACAGGATTTTTAAGGTCGTTTTTAGACAAATGAAAATTGAAAAATACCCATAAGAGGTATTTTAGATTTATATAAACTGTTATTTAGGTGTATAAAAGTTGACATATAAGGGAAAAGTGGGTATAATAAGAGAGATATGAGTGTAATTAAGGTACTTTCGGACACAAAAGACACGTTAAAGGTAGGGGAAATGACGGAGTTTCAAGGAAAATTGAAGCACCGTAGCCCGAAGCAGGTAGAAGCTCTTGCTGAAAGTTTGCTTTCAGACGGCTTGATAATGCCATTTGTAATATGGCGGCACGATGGAAAGAATCTTTTGCTTGATGGACACGGCAGATACAGGGCGATACAGTATTTGGCGGAGAAATACGAAGCAAGTGATGGTGAAGAGATATTGCAGCAGGATTTTCCTGTGCTTTATGTTGATGCTCAAACGGAAGAGGAAGCGAAAAAGGCTTTATTGCAGATTTCAAGTCGCTACGGGAACGTAACGCGGAAGGGTGCTGCTGCTTTTTGTGCTACAATTCCGCAGTACAAAGCACCAGTGTTGAAGCCATTTACGAAAGATAACACGTCGTCGCGCAAATACACGGCAAAGAAAACGGATAGAACGATATTACGGATTTCTGTGCCGAACGATATGGCGGAAGAAGTAAAAAAATTGTTGACGGAAGTGCCGCAGATAAGGATTGTATAGAATGAAGAACGTACTTGCGCCGATGGTAGATAAAGAGAAAGCATTTGAGAATGACGAGAGTAGAGATAGGAACCTTGAGAGTGTAGAAAAGGTATCTCTAACGCAGTCTTTTAGAAAACTGTTAAATCTTCCTGCACAAGAGGACGACCTAAGGCGCAAGGACCAGCGGCACATAGAGCAGACATTTTTATCGGTATATGAGATAGCAAGTCAAGAGGGGTTGACGGTTGCGGAGTGGGTACAGAAAGACCCTGTTACTGCTATAGCTTATGCTGAAAACAGTGTAGCCTATTGGCAGAACATTTTAACGACAGCCGCAATGACGGGGGCGTTAGAGATAACGCTGCAAAATGGGGAAACCGCGAACAATCCTGTATCGAAAAATCAGACAAAGCTGATTGAGATACGCATACGAGAGAGCTTAAAGCAGCTTGATTACATCAATGAACTAGCATTAACTTCCTATAGGAGTGATGAGCAGCGGCGCGATGCGTTGCAGCGTGTAATGTATAGGCGTGCATTGCAGGGTGATACCAGAATGGCGATATACTTGCACGATAGAACAGAAGGACGACCGAGCGAGAGTAAAGTTGCAGAATTGGATTATGATTACACTTATGCAGTATGGGCAATCTTAAAGACATTATTCGACAAGCAGCTTGAAGTGCTGAACTCTGGCTCTGGTGTACGTCTTATCTGTTGTTCACGACGAGCGGGAAAAACGCATTTGCTGTGTGCTATATTACTGATTGAGTGCTTGCGTCGCCCAAGGACGAAGGTAATGTACATTGGTGAAACAATGCTACAATCGGAGAGCTTGGTAGATAAGGCGTGTAATGATATTGTAGATGCAGCGAAGCTGAAGGATAAGAGAGGGCGGCGGCTAGACTGGAAACACTTGGACAACGGCAGTGAGATAATGATTCGTGGTTTGAGCAACACGAAAGACCCAGACCAGATACGCGGACACAATGCGAAGATTATTGTAATCGACGAGTTCTTTCATTTGAAGAGTGAGCTGTTGGACTATATGCAGAAGGAAGTCTTAACGCCTATGCAGTTGGACTTTGCCGATGATTATATGTTTATCTGTGCAGGAACGCCGCCGAGAATTAAGGGAACGTTCGGAGAGAAGGCTTGGATAGAATGGAAAGTGCCTAAGTTTTCGTGGACGTGGAAAAACAATCCGCACCCTGTGAACATAGAAGCGCGAGCGGCGTTTATTGAACAGAAACTGAAAGAGCAGGGGCTGACGTGGGATAGCAGTTTTGCACGCCGTGAGTATCTGGGAGAGTTCTGCTATGATGATGATTTGTTGCTATACCCGACGTACTATGCGTATGATGCTAGAGAAGCGTTACCGACGATAACAGCTACAAGGATTTTGTTTGGCATTGATTACGGGGTAAGTGATAATGACTGCTTAGTAGGCGTTGTATGGAATGACGACGAGGGAAGAGGGTATGTTTTCTGCGAGGAAAAGTTCAACAGACTGGACGTACCGCAGGGCGTATCACAGCTAGAGATGTTGAGTGAGAAAATTGAACACGCTTGGTACAATGCTTTTGACTACTTCCCGACAATGAACAAAAAAGAAGCGAACAAGAGGATTTGGTTTGATGCTGATGATAACGACCAGCATTTGACAGATTACTTGAATATGAATGTACACGTTCAGTATATAGACGAGGAAACGCAGGAAAGAAAGAAGCTAAACCTTGCGATACAGAACGCGCACAAAACGGACAAAGGTTTTATGTTTGACCGCTTAAATGACAAGTTCAGAACGGGCGACCTACTTGTAATGAAGGGAAGTAAGCTGGAAACAGAAATGAAATCGACGATAAGAAAGCGAGGTAGTAAAGGTGAAGTGTACAACGAAGTAGACGACAGTGCATATCATCCAGACTTATTGCCCGCATTAAGATATGCTATGTGGAACGTAATCGGCGTTAAAGGAGTAAAGTGATGGCAAAGGTGAAGGTTGTAGTAAAAAAAGGTACTGGAAGAGATGAAAGGTATGAATTAACACCAAAAGGAAAAGAAATAGCAGATAAACGGAAGTCAGAACTTGCAAAAATAGGCAAGGACGCGATAACACAAGTTTTGTCTGAAACAAGTGGACCTGGTGATGTTTATGAAAAGAAAGTGCCTACACAGACATATATGTATAAAGCACCAAAAACTGATAGTTCTATGGGGGCGAATATATTTACAGGAACGTCAAAAGACGACGGAGAGATTGCGCAAAAAGAAGAAGCTGACGCAATCCGTAACAGCGCACCTACAGTGAGAACTGAAAAACCGATTGTAAAGACAGACAAAGATGGACACGAGCGTATAATAGGTTGGGATACTACAAAAACGACATTCAATCCTATGGCTAAGTATGGTGGTAAGATGAGCGATAAAGACCCAGAAACATCGCTTACAGCCTTGAAGCAGAAACTTGAATTCAATCAGCACAGTTTCGGCGACATTAGCGACACACAGACTGCAAAAGATTTTCCTATCATAGCAAAGATATGGCAAATGGGATTGCAAGGAAAACAGCTTCCTAACGATGATGGACTTTCCTATGAGGAAATGGAACGCTTAAAGGCTAAAAAAGCCAAGTTACAACAAGAGGTACAAACAGCAAGAACAGCAGTAGAGGAAGAGCCTAACTCGGAGAAAAGGCAGATAGCTTTGCAAGCAGCGGAGGGAAATCTAAGACAAGTAACCGAACAGATGGAAGACTTGCACGATTATAGCCATCTATATAAGAAAGGCTTAGGTTTCTTTACCAAAAGAAAATTGAGAAGCTTCTTAAAGGAACAAGGGCTGTCAGATGAGCAGACAGAAACATTACTCAACACATACGTTCCGAATTCAAGTGATGCTGATGACGTAACAGCAGGTCAAATATGGGATATGGCTTCCAAAGTAAAGGAAACGAGGGTATCTAATGCAAGAGGAAAGGTTGCGGCACAGACTGATACTAACTACAAACTCAAAAAGGATTTTAAAAATCCAAAAGACACGATGTATAAATATGTTCTATACGGAAAAGGAAGGAAACTGTTAGACGCTGCATTGCCGATATATATGCAAGTAACGGGTGAGACGAATGAATATGATGCAAGAAGTAATTTGGCAAAAGAGCTTGGCATAGCAGCGACAGCAACATTTGGGAATGGAAAAGCGAGAAACGGAGAGTTTCAAAAAATAAAAGAGGAATTATTAAATAACAAAGACAGTTTTACTAGTTTAGACGCTAGTACGATAATGGATAATGCTGTAGGAGATTTATTTGAGCCTTTCATAATAGACTTCTTGTCGAATTACAACAGCCCGAATGACAGAAAAGGCAAAACACCTCTTCTGAACAAAGAGAAAACGCAATCAATAATTAGCGGATTACAACAGGTAGCAGGAGAAACTGGAGAGGAGTTTAATGTTGACCTCAATGAACAAGCAGAGCCTACAAACTTATTGGAGAATAAGATTGCTACAGATGTAATTTCTGAAAAAGAACATACAGGTAGTTTACCGATGAAAGCATCTTCAGCAAGTTTTGTAAACGAGGCAGAAGATGCAGCAAATGCAAAGAAGCAAGATACTCGTCAAAAAGCAGAAAGTGCGTTGAGAAATAAGGCGTATGAGCAATGGAAAGAATTGTATGGTGATGCTCATATGCCAGGTGTGAATGTACAAGGCGTGCCATCTTTTGAAGATTATTATGCAAGGATGCTTGAGCAGAAAAATGCAGACAGCCATCAAGAGTTTACAGAAATGCCAAAAGTAGACTATGGAGCTT